AACTCGCGCTTAAACTGCGACTCGATGTAGTCGGTCTTGGCGGGGCGGAAGTCGTCGTTGATCCAGCGGGACGTTTCCGTCATCACGTCGCGCGGAGTGCCGAGCCACGCACCGGAACCAGTCCCCCGGACTTCGTCGGTGTAACTCGCCGCGATCTCTGGGCTGCTTGTGGTGTAGTAGCCGGGGCCGTACAGCCCGTCGTCGCTGAGCTTGGTCGGATCGACCCGCCGGAACGGGATGGCGCTGCCGTGGTACCGGGCCTCGTCAGCGCCCCGCGTGATCCCCATGACCTCGCCCGCACCGGCCCGCTCTAAAGCTCCACCGGCCGCGGACAACGCGGGGCGGGCCACCTTGCCGATGGCCTTGCCAGCCAGGCGCTCGATGGCCGTCTCGGGGATCAGGAGGTCGGTCGCCAGGCCGGCCAGTTCGCGGGGGTTGTTGAGGCCCCCGATCACAGGAGTCTCTGGGCTGATGCCCGGCAGGATGCGGGTCGGCCACTGCCCCTCCGTGGCGATCCCACGGGGGATGTCGCCAACGGCGTTGAGCGCGGCGCTGGCGGTGCCCGCCAGGCCCCCGACGACGTTGCCCTGGCGCAGGGCCTGGGCCGAGCCGCCCAGACCGTGCAGGGTGCCCTCTATCCCCTCCCCGGCCCCCACCAAGGCGGTGCCGAGCGGGTTGTTCTGGGTGAAGCCCTGGTTCCTGGCCCGGTCGGTGAGTTTGCCCACCTGCTCCCCGGCCCAGGAGAAGAAGCCCGGCTTACTCTGGTCGCCCTGCCACGCCTGCCCCATAGCCTGGCCCATCCCCGCCAGGCCATCGGTAGTCTGGGATAAAGGGTTGGCCTTGTAGGCGGGCACCTCCCCATCCCCGTCGAAGGACGTGAGTTCGTCGAACAGGTTGGACGGGTCGGCCTGCTGCCCCCCGAAGTACGGCTCGCTGCTGCCCGGTTGCATCCCGCCGAACGGCGTGCCTGCCCCGGTGCCGAACGGCCCCGCTGCTGGCTGAGGCGGCGGCGGCGGAGGGATCGGCTCCGGAAGGGGCTGCGCCAACTGCGCCACCTGATCCAGGGTGGCGTTCATCATCGGCTCGGTGCTGGCGAGGAAGGCGCTGCTGGAGGCGATGGGGCCGGTGGCCCTGCGGAAGGTGTCCGCCTGGTAGTTGTTCCACTCGTCGTCGTCGATGTCGGGGAGGTCAGCGATGCCCATCGGCTATCTCCCTACCGTCCGAACAGGTTCACCCTCCCGGCTCCACCACCGCCCGCGTACTGGGGCAGGGAGTTGCGGAAGATGGACATCACGTCCTGCGGGTTGTATCCCGCGGCCTCGTACGCGGCCAGGAGGGACTGCTGCTGCGACGGGGACATGCGCTGGAGGGCCAGGGCGTTGATCTGGTTGGGGTTGGGCAGGTTGAGGTTCTGCGCCTCCTGCCCGTAGTTGGGGTTGTTGATCTGGCCCAGGATGGACTCCAGGCCAGCGGCCCCTCCGGTGTTGACGCCACCACCGACGCTGACCTGTCCGCCCCCGGTACCTGGCATGCGGTAGGCCCCAGACGCGGCGTTGACCACGTCCCTGATCCCGCCGGGGGTGCCCTGCAAGACCTTGAGGTACTGGAAGATGTCGCCGGGGCCACGCAACTGGCTCAAGAGGTTGAGGTACCCCAGGCCGGTCTGGTTCTGCTCGGCCCGGCTGGCGAGGGTCTGCTGGCCGTTGTACGACCCGGTCAACTCCCCCTGGCGCAGGCCCTGGAGTTCGTTGAACTGGCGCTGCCCCTCTCCGAAGGTCTGCTGCTGGTACTGCTCCAGCCACTTCTGCTTGGCCTGCTCGAACGCCAACTGGTCTTTGGCCCGGTCGTTGGTGTTCTGCATCCCCGGAATCTCCAACTGGTTCATCCGGGCAGACATGTAGTCCAGATACGCCGCCTGGTAGTTGAACGCCTGCGTCCCTGCGCCCATCGGCCCCTGACCAGCAGCACCGCCAGCAGTGCCAGCGCCCCCGCTGCCCAGGACGCCGGCGGCCTGTTGTGGGGCTGCGCCCCCGATGCCCTGCGGCGTATAGCCTTGGGTCTTGAGTATCTGCCACCCGTGGGCGCTGGGCTTGACCTGGCCCCTCGCCACGGCCCCGGCCAGCCCGTCCCAGAACGCCTTGGGGGCGTTGGCCGCGGCGGTGGACACCCCGCTCTCGGTGTCGCTGCGACCGAAGAGGGTGGGGATGAAGTCCAGCCCCTCCGTACCGTTGTTCCACCTGGTGCCCATGTTGCCGTCCCAGGTGAACGCCTTCTCCCCCTTGATCCAGTCCTGGGGGGACTGCGGCTCAAGGCCGGTGGTGGGGTCGCCTGGCCCGCCCAGGCCGTACATCAGGTTCTCCTGGCTCGCGTTGCCGGAGCCAGGCACCGTGCCGATCAGGCCCGGATTGGAGAGGTTCCACTGGTTGTAGGTGCCGGAGCCGGGGATGTACCCACCGCGCTGCCCGGTGGTCTGCTGCTGGAGGTAGTCCATGTACTCCGGCCTGATCTGGATGGGGTCTTGGCCGAAGCCTGGTACCCCCCAGCCGTAGGGAATCTCGGAGGTTCCGGCACCGATGCTCCAGGGGTTGTTCCAGGGGGTGCCGTAGCCCCCGGCGTAGCCTGGGCTGGACGGGTACGGCCCCATCGAGGCCCCGTAGTTGAAGTTCCCCCCGATCCATCCACCAGGCGGGGCGGTGCTGCCCATCCCCTGCTGCATCCCACCCGCCGCCGCCTGCTGCGCCCACACCTGGGGGGCCTGGTCGCCGTAGGTGCCGTACCAGGTGTTCTGCTCCTCGTAGGGCAGGGCGTTGAATCCCTGCTGGGCAGCGGGGACGTTGTAGTTGCCCGACTGCTGGCCCCAGGCGTAGGGGGCCAGGGATGCCCCGTAGAGGTCTTGCCAGGACTGCTGCTCCTGCTGCGGCAACTGGGAGTACCCACCCAGGTTGGCGGCCCCGTCCTGGGTGATGGTGGGGTACAGGTCGAGGTTGTTGGCGACGGCGTTGGACATGTCGCCGTCGTTTGGGTACTGCCCACTCTGGTTGGAGAAGGCGGCCATGTCCACGGGGGCCACCTGGCCGGGGCCGTAGGTGGCGTAGCCCCCTGGCGAGCCTGGGTCGGGGACGAAGTTGTACTGGTCGATGGGCGCCGCCGTGCCAGGCGGGGCGTAGGTGGTGTTGGGGTCTAACTGGGACTGCGCAGTGCTCGTCTGGGAGGGGTCATAGTCCCCGATCCCGGAGTCGCCCCCGCCCTGGTCGTTCCACCATCCGTCACTCACCGACGACCTCCCCTCCATCACGCCGCATCTGGCGGGTGACGATGTGGACGACCTCGGCGTACTGCTTGGGCGTCATCCGCCGCAGCAGTTCCTGGCGTCCCTGCATGTTCGGACTCCCATCCTCGTTGAACAACTTGCCCTTGTAAATCTCGAACTTCTGCTTCCCGGTGGCGGGGTGCTTGAACGGCCCCTGGCGGTGGGGGCCTCCGCGCATGGCGGTCGCCAGCACCTTGGGCATGCGGTCGAGCCACTGGGCCAGTTCGTGGGCCACGATCTCGTAGACGTGGTCGTAGGAGCCGCGGGGGGACTTGCGCCCCAGGTCGCGCTCCTCTAGTGCTGCGTCCGGGGGCAACTCGATCCCGGCCTGCTTGAGGGCCTCGATGAGGTTCCCCGGCATGCCCCCGGTGGGGCCACCAGGCATGCCAGGCATCCCAGGTATGGACAGGCCAGGCGGGGGCTGCGGGCTGGGCACACCAGGAGAGGAAGGGGGCGGCCCGCCACCGGGGCCTGGGGGCATCCCCGGCGGTGGGCCTGGTGGGCCTGGGGGCAGACCAGGCGGCCTTCCTGGAGGAGTTCCAGGAAGCAGCGGGTTGGGCGCCCCGCGTGGGGGCATCATCGCCACGGCCTACACTCCCGGTGCCGCGCCAGGCGGGGGCGCGGGCTGGGCGTTCCTGGGGGGAGGCACCATCGGGGCACCGCCACCAGGCAGGCCAGGCGTGATGGCGACGGCGTTGGGGGGCATCCCCGGCTGCTGTCCGGGCTGGCCGCCTGGGGCACTCCCACCGCCCATCTGCGGCGGGCCGGGAGGCCCAGGTGGCCGCGGTGGCCCGCCCGGTGCAGATGGTTGAACCGCTCGGGCCTCCGCGTTGGCCTTGCCGAGCGCCTCCTCGTCCACCAGCCCCAACTCCTGCATGGTGCGCTTCTTCAGTTCGGCCTTGATGACCGGGTCTTGCTTCATGTCGTACAGCAGCCAGGCCGCCTCCACCTCGTCGGGGTTGCCGCCCAACTCGGTCACGGCGTCGTTCCAACTCTCCAGGCGCAGGCCCAGCAGTTCCTTGTGCGTCCTGATCTGCTGGATGCGGTCGGCGGGCGTCTCGGGCTGTAACCGGACACGGTAGCGGTGCACCCCGTTGAGGTCGTCCGGGCCGACCGTGAGCCACCCCTGGCGGGTACGCGCTGCGGTGTAGTTGGCGGGCACCTCGCCCCACACGGAGACGGGTTCCCGCACCCGCTTGTCCAGCAGCCAGGACTCGAACCCCGTCCGGCGGGAGAGGGCGAACTGGGCGTTGTCCACGATGGGCTGCCATCCCAGGCGGGCCAACTGGGACGCCTGGGTGATGGCCCACCCGGACTGCTCCTGGCCCACCATCCCGGCCACCACGTTGGGCAGGGCCAGTTCCAGGAACTGGCGCACCCACTGCACGGTCTTGTCCAGGTCAACTCCCGACCTGGGCATGTCTACGGGAGCGATGTCGCGGGGGTAGAGCGTGCCCGGCTCGATGCGCGTCCGGCCGCTGTCGCCCTCGGCCTGGTCGTTGCCGAACGGCCCCTGGAGGGTCGGGCCTTGCGGGGCCGTCTCCTTGAAGGCAGGGAAGCCGTAAAGAAACGCCGCGTTCGACTGGATGGTGAGGAGAGAGTCGAGTAGAGGGAATAACTCAAGAAACCCATACAGAATCCCAAGGCCAGCGTGCTCAGGGAGACGGCTATGGGTCGTGATCCCCTGTGCATGGAAGTAGGGGCCACGTAAGGCCCCAGTGACGCGATCCCCGTAGCGGTGCCGGATCGATTTGACCGCAGTGCCGCGGCCAAGGCGTTTGCCGCCACGAGTGATCTGACCTGGGCCGTACAAAATGTAGGTAACCTCATTCGCGTCCCACGCCTCCACCATCGTCAGGGGCTTGACCCGCCCCCGGCCCTGCCACTGGCTCCGTCCGGGCACGGTGCTACCGAACGCGGTGGCCCACTCGTGGCGGGGGAGGCCCATCGCCCGCTGGTCGGACGGGGCCACGATCTGGCCCTTGCCATCGATGGACGCCTGGAACCGCTCCAGCGTCTCGAAGAAGGGCACGGTCTTGACCTCGCAGGCGAAGGTCATCCCGTCCTCGTTCTTGACGTAGTAGAAGGTGTCCGGGGGCACGTCGGTGGTGGCGATGGGGTACGGCAGGTTGCGCTTCCACTCCTCGGTCTGCTGGTTGAACAGGCGATCCTTCTCGTCGTCAGAGAGTTCCTCGTCGTCCTCCAGAATCTCGCGCAGTTTGGCGCTGTCCCGGCTGTACTTGCTCCAGGCCCGTTTGGTGCGCTCGACGGTCTTGAGGACGCCGTCCCCTTTGGTCACCAGGGCGTGCATGAAGGGCCGGAACAGGGGCCTCTGGGCCTCCTCCTCCTGGCGCCGCCACGCCGCCTCGAAGAACTTCTCGCGCAGGGTGGAGTTGGCCTGGGCGGGGTCACCGAAGGCCACGGGGTCGAACTGCACGTTGGGCGGGTTGGTGGAGAGCGCGGCCGTCACCGTGTTGGCGATGTGCGGGGCCAGGGGGCTTTTGACCTCCAGGGCCGTCTTGCGGTAGTTGTCGGGGATGGCGACCTCGTTCTCCTGGAACAAGATCGTGTCGATGTGGGAGAAGAGGGCGTCCCGCTCCCGGAAGTCATCGCGCAGTTGCTGCACGATGTCTTGGATCATCCCCACCTTCTGGTCGCTCGTACCGGCGGAGCCACCGGGGATAGACGGGGTCGGCATCGAAGCGATCAGGTCGCCCGCGCTCATAGTTCGCCACCTCCAGGTCGTAGGACTCTTCGGCCGCGCGGACGGCCCACTGGATCATCGCCGCGTCGTCGTCGAACAGTTCGGGGTCAGGGATGGGCATGAACACGTACCCCTCCCCCAGACCTGGGTGGCGCTTGCGCCAGAACAGCACGAAGTCGTCCTCGTCCATGTGCTGCCACAGTTCGATGGAGACTTCCAGGGCGTCGTCTTTCCCGAGCAGGCGCACGGAGTCGAAGCCGGCCTTGAGGGCCGAGAGGGTTTCCTCTTTCACTCCCACACCACCTTCTGCGCCCTGCGCTGGCCCACGGTGGCGGCGCCCCACATCGCCATCGCTAGGGCCATCGTCACGTCGTCGTGCATGCCCTCCGGGGCGCTGTACCTAAGCATCCCGGAGGGCAGGCGCTCCGCATCGTACGCCATCAACTCGTTCATCAGCACCTCATCTCTGGGCAGAGCGAGTTGCCCACGCTCTAGCGCCAACGCTAAAGCGTCGATGGCGAGGGCCTTGGTGGCGTTGCCGGTGGTGAAGGGCCACACCGGCATGTTCATCCGCTGCATCACCTCGATCAGGGGTTCCCCGGCGGCGTTGCGCTCGGCCACGATCACGTCGGGCCTGAACCGTTCCACGGCCGCGGCCAGGCGCCCCATCTGGACGGTGTAGTCCACCTGGTTGAAGCGGTCGATGTAGCAGACCTCCATGATGGGCATCTCGCGCTGATCCCACGGGCTGCCAATCGTGGCGTGGAGGGTGGTGTGGGTCGTCGTCAAGTCCAAGATGATGATGACGGTGAAGTCGTTGTACTTGCCCCAGTCCACGCCCATGACGTAGCGGTGGCCCGGTTCCGCGAACTGCTGGAGTTTGGCCTCCGGGGCGTCGGTGACGTGCCGGAAGACGCCGCCGCCGCTGTCCACGAACTGGGCCAGGAACTCCTGCTGGAAGGTCTGCTCGGTCATGGTGTCGGCCAGCAGTTGGGCCTCCTCGAACTTGAAGAAGGGGTTCTCCAGGGGGTGGGCGACCCGTTCGAGCGACCCGTAGACGCCCTTGCGGACGCCGAGCGTGGGGGCCTGGAAGGCCACAGAGTCCGGCCGGTTCTTGGCCTGCACCGACTCCCGCCAGAAGAAGTTCTTGCCCTTGGGGGTGCCCATCAAGAGCGCCCACCCGTCGGTGTCGGAGATGATGGGCCTAATCACCTCGTACCAGGCCCGCTCCTGCACCAGGGGGGCCTCGTCGATGACCACGCCGTTGGCGGTCAGCCCTCGGGCGTTGTCGGGGTCGTCCAGCGAACGAAAAGTAACCGACCCCCCGCTGGGGAAGGTGACCTCCATCCTGTTCCTGGCGAAGTGGGCGGCGCCTGCCGTGGCCCGCTGGAGTTCCCGCCACCCGATCTCGCACTGCCCGAACGTAGGCGCCCCCCAGAGGATGGCGTCACCCTGGATCGCCGCCTCTCCCCCCACGGTCATCGCCAGGGTGGTCTTGCGCCAGCGCCTTCCGGCGGCGAGGTAGGTGAATCGCTTGCGGTTCCGCAGCACCGCCACCTGGCCGGGGTGCGGCTGGGGGAACCGATAGCGGGGGGTACCGTCCTGTCTCGACGGCGGCTCCGTCGGGGCCGACGATTGGTAGCCCCTTAGACTTGGCACGTTTCGCGGGACGCGCTGGCTCTGGGCCACTGGCTTCTTCCTTTATGGGGGTGGGGAGTGCGCCCTGGCCGTTGCCGTAGAACGAGTCCTGGTTGCGCTTGCTGCGGTTCTCGTCGCCGCGCCAGTCGTCCACGTAGGTGATGACGGCGTAGCCGTCCTTGGCGGCCTCCTGCTCCTTCTCGCGCTGCACGCGGGCCATGTCCTGCAAGGACGCGCCCCTGGCGAGCCGCTCCAGGGTGGCGGCCTGCACCAGGAACTGGCGCACCTCGGCCGCGGACAACTCCTGGGGGTTCATGGTCTGGAGCCTCTGGAGCGCCTTCTGTTGGAGGGCCATCGCCTCACGGGCGTGGCGTTCGCCCATCTCGCGCCAGGCGTCGAGGGTGCCGTCCCTCTCCGCCTCCAGTTGGGACTTCTCCTTCCACAGGTCGAAGGCCCGGCACCGCTCGCCCCAGCGCCACTTCCTGGAGAGTCCCTGCCAACTCGGCGGGGCGCCACCCTTCCTCGGCCTGTCCTCCCCGGCGTAGGCGCCCCCGTTGGACACCACGAAGGCGTTGTAGATCGTCCGCCTGGGCGGCGGCAAGTCCCTGTAGTACTGGAACCGGGCGTAGTCGCTCTCGGACTCGTCGGGCCACTTGAGCCACGGCTCGTCCTTAGATGGGCCGTCTACGGGCCAGTCTCTGGGGGCGTACCCGATTGCTTCTTGCTGAGGCATCTCGGCGCTAGTCCAAGTCTTCCCATGCGCTCCAGGATGTACAATGCATCATGAAGCGGTGCGAACGGTGCGCGGAGTCGTTCTCCCAGACCAGCAACGTGGAGCGGGTGTGCCGCGCCTGCCGCACGGGGGCGTGCGCGGTGTGCGGTTCGCCGTTCGTCAAGGCGTGGTATGGGCAGCGCAGGGTGACGTGCTCCGATGCGTGCGCGTCGGCGTACCGGGCGGCCAGGGTGTTGACGTGCCGATGGTGCGGGGCCTCGTTCAACGGGAGGCGCCACCGGCAGGCGTTCTGCTCCCTGCGGTGCAAGTACGACGCGAGCAAGGCCACAACCCCCAGGTCAGCGAGACGGACGGCAGGGTACCGGAAGTGGGTGCGGGCGGTGATGCTCCGGTGGGGGAGCGTCTGCGTGGAGTGTGGGGCGACCGAGCCGTTGGTGGCGCACCACGTCCTGGGGTGGGCGGCCCACCCAGAGGCGAGATACTCCCCAGAGAACGGGGTGGTGCTGTGCGCCCCGTGCCACCGACGCATCCACTAGGTCTTTCTAGGGGCTAATCCCAATCGGGAGATGCGCTCCAGGAGCATGGCCGCGAATGTGGGATCGCGTTCGACGGCCACCCCCAGGCGGCCCAGAGACTCTGCCGCCACGAGGGTCGTCCCTGACCCGGCGAACGGGTCAACCACCGTGGCTCCTTGGTCAGTGAGCAGCAGTAGGCACCGCCTGGGTAACTCTGCGGGAAACGCGGCCGGGTGGAAGCCCTTCGCCAACTGCTGGCTCTGCACGCTCGGAAACTCCCACACCGAGCGGAAACGCCACTCCTCATTCTGGGGCACCCTCTCCGCGACGGGCTTGAAGGGGAACTCTGCCAGCCTGCCGAACAACCCGACGAACTCGTACTCCGGCACCGGCTTGTACGTGGAGAGCCAGTAGGCGTTGTTGCCCCAGACCGGCCCCTTGTGCCACACGCGGGTGGCGACCAGGGGCCACCCGGCGGCCTGGGCCATGAGGGTGAGGTCGCCGTAGGTGTGCCTGGAGTAGCCCGGCTCAGGGGCCACGGTGTGGTCGGCCAGGTTGATGGCGGCCACCGGCACGACGGACGACCACTGGGAGAGGAACCTCCCGATCAGTTCGTGCCACTCCTTGATCGTCTCCTTGGTGGGCCTCCCGCCCTTCCGATCCGGCGATCCCCTATCGCCCTTGCCCTTATGGGGCGTCGGTGACGTATCCGCGAACTGGCCCTCGTAGTCCTGGCCCATGCCGTAGGGGGGACTGGTGACCAGCACCGTCCCTCTGGGCATGTACGCCTTGAGGGGGCCGATGACCAGGGGGTCGCAGGCGTCCCCGATGTGGAGGACGTGCTCCCTCCCCGGCGTCTTACCGGAGGGGATGAGCCAGGTCTGCCCCACCTCGGTGCCCCACCTGGCCCGCAGTTCGGCCAGCACCTGCGGCTCCTGGCCCTCGATCTCCTGGCCCACCTGATCCAGGCGCTCCCCACCCTGCTGGTCGAGGTCGGGCTTGGGGGCCTTCTCCTCGCCCAGGAGGGAGTCCAGGTCTGGGGTGTCACCCACGGGCATGAGGTCGCCGCGGGCGAGGTCGGCCAACAGCCCTTGCAGGACTTCGCCCTCGGCGTAGGGCATGACCTCGCTGAGGAGGTCTTTCAAGAGGTCGTGGTCGGCCACCGCCAAGGTGGACAGTGGATCGAACGTCGCCAGGGCCAGCCTCTCCTCGTCCGGGGAGAGCCTGACGTAGGACACGGGCACCTGCTTCTCGCCCTTGGAGATGGCGATAGCGACTCTGAGGTGCCCGTCGATGACGTGGCCTGTGGTCTGGTTGACGACCACGCGCTGTATCCAGCCGATCTGGTCGAGGACGGCCTGCATGGCCTCCTGCTGGAGGGCGGGGTGCACCCTCCAGTTGAGGGGGTTAGCGAGGAGGTTCTCGGGCGGCTCGGTGCCCTCAGCGACGAGGCGGTTCTTCCAAGGGGCCGAAGGAGATTGCGTTCTTGACCGCCTGGGCTGGGCCGACTGATCGGTACTTGCCACGGCCGATCCTCTCCGCGGTGCGCTTGGCTACCAAGGCCATCAGGATGTCGTAGGCGTACTCAGGGGAGCAGTCGATCTCGCCCGCGACCTGGGACGGGGACAGGGCCTGGGGGTAGACGGCCTCCAGGAACACCCTGGCCCTGTTGGCCTTCTCGTTCTCGGGCTGAATCCTGGTGCGCTGGCGGTGCACCATGATCCCGGCGTCCCGCAGGGAGTCCCTGAGCGCCCCGATCTCGGCCTCGACCTGGGCCAGGTGGGCCTCGACCCTCCTGCCGTAGGCGTCCCACTCCTCTGATTTCATGCGCCCATTCTAGCCTGGGCACGGCCTGGGGGTGATTACTTGTGCTGGAGCACAGTGTTTTCACGCAGAACGGCGTAAGACAGCATCCTAACTCGTTTTCGTTCGTTCGCGTGAGCGATCCCCCTCAGACTCCCCCTGCGCTACGCACCGCGGGCGGTCGTCCCGCAGGATGCCCAGGACTGGGAGTGATGATCCAGGGACGGCCCCACGGTGGCCTTAGAGGGGATAGGGGGCCACGAACCCCACCGCGCTCCGCTGCCATCACCCCCTAAGAGGCCCATAGGCCCTGCCTATAGGATAGGCCGCGGCTATAGGATAGGGGGTGCCTATAATATAGGTTGCGCCGATCTGTTCACCAGCTAACCTATCGGATACGCCTATGCTTCTTCTCTTACGATCCTCTTACCTGGGTATTACGCCAGTCTTACAAAGCGGGGTCATAATCTCTTTGTAGGTCGGGAGCGGGGGGCGACCCCCGGGCGGGGGTTCTCCCCCGCGACCCGGCCCACGGAACGGGGATCGCCCCTCCGGGGTAGCCCCACGCCCACCGAATACGAGCACCCGATGCTCCGCGGAGCGCGCCTTGAGAAAGCACGCTCGGGGACGGCAATGCTCCCATAGCGAATGTCCGGCCAAGCCAACGCTTGAACACCAAACCTTGCCACGGCATGCTCTCTTTCGGGGCATGCACGGGGGGGCTGCTGGTAGCGGTTCGCACCCGCTACTTGAGGAAGCGACGCTCCCGGCGCTATGCGAACAATTGAATAGCATGCTGGCCGCCGCGTCCTGACGCGCAACGCCCCGGCATGCGACCTCCCGGTGGTAGCCGGTGATGGGTCACGCTCCCGAATTGGTTCGCCAATCTGGTTGTAGCGTGAGGGCCAACCCCCCCGTCCCGTGCTCCCGGTACATGGTCAATCCTTCCGGGTGCTACGTCGGATGGTGATCCCCCACCCGTGACTCGTAAGAGCACGGTTGAGAAAAGGACACACTCCAATGTCGCTCCGCAAGGACGCTCTCCAGAACCGGGGAGTTGATCTGAAGAAGCTGCTCGACGACATGCTCGCCGGGCGCGTCGGGAAGATTCAGTTCACCCGTGAGGCGCTCTACGGCGTGCTCAACCTCACCAACCTGCCGGACAGCACCGTCGGCTCCACGTCCTACGCGATGTGGAAGGACATCGAGGCCGACGGGGTCACGCCCACGCCCGCTAAGGGTGGGGGCATGGCCGTTGTCCCGTTCAAGGACACCATCGCTTCCGGCAACATCACCGAGGACGCTTTCGTCGAGACGTACTCCCGCTACGTGGGAGGCCGTATGACGAACCCCGCCGTCAGGAGCGCCAACGGCCCCAGCACCGGGGGCAGCGAGAAGCCCGCCAACGCGGGCCAGGCCGCTGCCCAGGCCGGGGCCGCTCGTGTCGTCCGCCCGCCCGTGTCCCCCAACATCGTGGAGGCCGTGGAGGCCGTCTTCAAGACGGTGACGGACGGCGACGTGCCGCAGAACCCCCAGAACGCCTACGTCATGTTCTGGGACGCGCTGCCCGCTGAGGTCAAGGTCGGCTACACCACCACGGTGATCGCCGACACGCTGAAGGCGCTGTTCGCGTCGGACGCCAACAAGGCCGCTGGCATCATCGCCACGCTGCCCGAGGACGCCCGCGCCGGTCTGCTCAACACCATCGCCACGCAGGCCGCTGACGCCATGCAGGACAACCTCAAGAGCGCCGTGACCACCGCTTATCACCTGGACTCCAATCAGGTGAACTCGTACTTGAGCGGGTGGGATCAGGGCGTGGCCCGTATCGTCGAGGGCCGCGGCGCAGACGCCGGGATCGACTGGACGCCCTCCGACGAGGACGTGCTGTACGGCCTGGACGTGCACGTCAAGGCGTTCCTCCGCACGCTCGCTCGTACGCTCAAGAGCGAGATCGAGGCCGCCGAGGCCGCTCGGGTCGCTGCCGGTGGCCCCGCCGCTGGGCTTCAGCCCATCCTGTGGGAGACGGCAGCCGAGTTCTTCCCCGAGGCCGTACGCCCGTACGTGCAGAAGGGCTGGTCGAAGCTGCCCGCCGACGAGCAGCACCGCCAGATCGACGAGGCCCGTGCGGAGGCCGAGGCCGCTGCCAAGGCCGCCGACGCCGAGAAGGCCGAGGCCGCTGCGAAGGCGGAGGCCGACGCCAACAAGCCCACCCCGCCCGCTTCGGGCACCCGCCGCGGTTCTGGAACAGCGTCCTAACCCCGTTCCATAGCCCAGAGGCCGCCGCTCCCGAGAGGGGGCGGCGGTTTTGGCGTCCCCGGCAGCCCGCTGGGCTGCCAGTCCGCTTTGCCTCCCGGAAGGGCAGAAGCGGACAGCCGATGAAAGGACACAGCCGATGCCTTTGCAGCGCGTATTCCAGTTCGTGCTGTTCGAGAGCGACGTGGCCCTGCTGGCGGAAATCCTTGAGGTCGAGGAGGACACCTACCTCGAAATCGAGGCCCTCTCCCACAACCTGGGAGACAGGGAGAACGCCGAGGGCTGCGCCGAGAAGATCAGCGCGATAGGCAACTTCCTCCAGCAGTACCGCGACCAGTTGCGGGCCATGCCGAGGGAGGACAGCCCCGATGCCTCGTAGGCCCAGGCACTACGACCCCACCGTCCGCGTGATCCGCGGGCGGCTGGGCCTGGCCCCGGTGGGGGACTTCAGCGACCCCGTCCTGCGCGACCTGTCGCCAGTGGGCAACCTCTGGCCGCAGGTGTGTAGGCCGTGCCACTGCGAGTCCTGCGAGATCAAGCGTGCGCTCTACCAGGAGCGCCGCTATGGGTGACGGCAAGGAGGTCGTGGTGGGGAAGTTCCCCCCCTGCGACCTCCACCCCAACGCTGAGGCCCACTACGACTTCAGCGCCCGCTCTATGGGTGGGCGCTGGATGTACGGGTGCGACCACTGCTTCAAGCACCTGGGCGGCCGCCTGGGTCTGGGCTTGGGGCAGCGCCTCGTCCTTCGGAAGGACAAGCCCGGTGGATGAGGAGCAGTTCTCCACCCGCCGCGGCGGCGGCCCTTTCGCCGACTTCATA